CTTGTCAATAAAGTGATGCGTAGGCTCCGAGAGAGTGAAGTTGATACGGTACAAGGCACAGGTAACTCTAACAGCTACGCCCGTCTGATTGGTGACTTTGTTAACGAGGCCAAAAGCCAAGTAGAGGTCGCTTGGGACTGGAGTGCCTTACGCTCTACACTAACCCTGACAACGACAGCCGACGTGTTTAACTATGAGCTAAATGGCTCCCAGAATAACTTTAAGGTGTTAAATGTGTTAAACGACACAAGTAACATCGACATGAAGTATCAGACTGGTTACTGGTTTGACCAAGCGTTGCTGATGGCTGACCCTGAGAGGGGTATCCCAGCCTTCTACAACTTTAACGGTGTTAGTGCAGATCGGGATACTCAAGTAGACATCTACCCTATCCCTGATGGTGTTTATGACATCCGTTTCAACGTCACCCTGCGTAACCAAGAGTTAACAGAGGATGCTGAAACTGTTGTGCTCCCTACCCGTCCTATCATCCTGTTAGCTACGGCGATGGCGATTGAAGAGCGAGGCGAAGACGGTGGACAACAAAGTATGAACGCCTACGCTGCTGCTCAGTCGGCATTGGCAGATGAGATTGCAATGGATGCGGCTCGTCACCCAGAGGACACTATTTGGTATAGCGTATGAAACAACTCCAAACACTCTCAGTAGTATCTCCCGGCTTCTTCGGGTTAAACACACAAGAGAGTGGCATCACCTTATCACCCAACTTTGCTCAACTTACAGACAATGTGGTTATTGATAAGTATGGTCGGTTAGGCTCTCGTAAGGGCTGGCAGATGCGTACAAACAGTGGTGTTACTCAACTAGCTGGTGCTACCATAGACTTCTTGATGGAGCATGTTAACGCTGACAACACTGTTGTTACCCTCTCTGGTGGCAACGGTAAGTTGTTTAAAGAGGGTGCTGACGGTGGTTCTCTTGTTGACATAACACCAGCAGGGTACACGATAACAGCTAACAACTGGAAGGGTGCTACTCTTAATGACCACGCTATGTTGGTTCAAACTGGTCATGCTCCTTTGTTCGTAACAGCAGAGACAGGAACCCTTGTAGCAGACTTGGTAACAGATCACACTGCACACGGCTCCCATACACCTAACTATGGAACAAGCTACCCTAATGATGTTATAGCTGGTTATGGTCGCTTCTGGGTACATGATGGTTCTACTGTCTATTGGTCAGATGATATAGCTGGTACTTTCCCTTACTTTGCAGGGGGCTCAAGCGGGTCATTGAACATAGCCTCTGTACTACCAAACAACGTAGATACTATTACAGCGTTAGCGCTACATAATGGCTTCCTGATTATCTTCTGTGAGCATAACATAATTGTTTACTCAGGTGCTGATAACCCTCTAACAGCTTCTTTTGCTGTATCGGATGTTATTGCTGGTGTGGGTTGTATTGCTCGTGATTCAGTGCAGGGTACAGGTAATGACCTTATCTTCCTATCTGATACGGGTATTCGTTCTTTGGGTCGCTTGATTCAAGAGAAGTCTTTACCAATGCGTGACCTTACTAAGAATGTAAGGGATGACTTGCTTAAAGATATTACACAGGAACGTAGCAACTCAGGTGGGTTATCTAAGGTACGCGCAGTTTACTCTGAGATTAACGCCTTCTACCTGTTATCTTTCCCCTCTACTGAGACCATCTATTGCTTAGATATGAGACAGGCGATGGAAGATGGTTCTAGCCGAGTCACAGTTTGGTTCTCATACAAGGCTACAGCTCTTCTTCGTAGACGCGACAGAGAGGTGATGATAGGTAAGGTTAACGGGATTGGTAGGTATTTTGGTTATAACGATGATGGCTCTGCATACCGCCTACGTTACTTCTCTCACTACCTTGACATGGGAGCACCTACAACCAACAAGATATTGAAGCAGATTAGTGCTACCGTCATCGGTGGTAGTAACCAAAGCTTCACCATTAAGACTAACTTTGATTACAAGGAAGCTCCTCGGTCATACCCCTACACGATTGTGACAGGAGATGTTTCTGAGTATGGTGTCGATAAGTATGTTGAGTATGTTGAATTCAAGGGAACTGTACCAAATTATGCTGGTTTACCTGTTTCACCTACACTAGACGATGCGTACATGGTTAATAACTCGCCTATTGTATATGACGGTAGCGGAAACAATATTAGCGATGACGTAGATGAAGGGAAAGTGTTTCAGTGGAACGGGAGTGCTTGGATTGATGTCACTAGCACATGGCAAAATACTTTTACTGTTAACATTTTTTCAGAGTATTCTATCGGTATTGTACTAGACTCTATTAAAGCTAGTGTAGGTGGAAGTGGTAATACAATTCAGATTGGCTTTGAGGCTGACGTAAACGGCAGTGAGTTATCTGTACAAAAGATTGATATGTTTGTTAAAACAGGAAGGACAAGTTAATGGCTAACTATTTAAAAGCTACGGACTTCGCAGCTAAAGATGCCCTACTCTCAGGCGACCCGAATAAGATTGTTAAGGGTACAGAGATTAACGATGAGTTTGATGCAATTCAGACAGCCGTAAACAGTAAAGCTAACATAGGCTCTCCTGCTTTAACAGGGACACCTACTGCTCCTACTGCTGCTGCCGGGACAGATACAACACAAATTGCTACTACTGCATTTGTCACCACTGCGACTGACAACATTAACACACTATCTGCTTTTACGCTAGTGGAAAGTGGTACTGATTTGTTAATTAACTATAACGGTACAACAGTAGCTAAGATTACATCTGCTGGTGCTTTTGTTGCTAAGGATGATGTGACTGCCTTTGGGAGTTTATAATGGCTCTTCAAAGTTCAGGAATTATTAAACTCTCAGAGATTCAGACTGAATTTACGGGAAGTAACCCGATTAGCTTGTCTGAATACTACAGAGGTGGTTCTTACGTAACAGGTAATAACACAAATGTCCCTACGTCTGGTGCTATAAGTTTTAGTAACTTTTATAATGCTTCAAGACAATTCTTCTTAACTATTACCACAAGTTATACAACATCACAAGATTTAAGTACCTTAGCTTTAGCGGCTGGTTGGGATGGCTCTGCTCCTTTAGTGGCTACTGTTGATTCTGGAGTGGTTATTGCGGGTACGGCTGGTTCTAGGGGTGTTAATAATGTTGCTGGTGGTACTGGTGGCATTGGTTTAACTGTCACGGGTTCTTTCCCTAACGGTGTTAGCCTTATTAACAATGGAACTATCATCGGTGGCGGCGGGGGTGGTGGTGAAGGTGCTGGTATACCAGACTTTGCTATTGAGGCTTATGGAGACCCCGGTAGTGTTGGTGGCACTGGTGGTATTGGTTTATACACTACAGTTCCTATCACTGTAACCAACAACAACATCATCGGTGGAGGTGGTGGTGGAGGCGGCGGTGGCGGTGGTGTTCTAGTACTTGAATGGGGAATTATATTAGGTGGCGGTGGCGGTGGCGGTGCTGGTTATGGTTTAGGTGGTATTGGTGATTACAGTACATGGTCTGCTACTCTAGCGCCCGGCACTGGTAGCACTGGTGGTTTAACCACAGGCGGCTCTGGCGGTATTGCTGACAGCAGTGGTCAAGGTGGTACTGGTGGAGCTGGCGGTAGTTTAGGTTCTGCTGGTAGTGCTGGTCAAAACTACATTATTCCCAATGGTTACAACGCACACCCTAACTTAAAAGCCCCTCCAACAGCTGGTGGGGGTGGCGGTGCGGTTGTCTCGGGTAATAGTTATGTAACATGGGTAGCAACAGGCACTCGTTACGGTGTTTTAGTTTAAGGATTATATATATGGCAATCGGTTTTGAAACACTCCTTCCAATTGGTCTGAGTTTATTTGGGGCTAACAAAGCTCAAGACGCAGCAAGAGAATCAGCACAGGCTAACATCGAGGCAGCTAAGATTGCGGCTGAGGCAGCTAAGTTTAAGCCTTACTCAATCTCGACTGGCTTCGGCACTAGCTTCTTTGATGAGAATAAGCAAGAGGCTGGTTATACTCTTGACCCTACCCTACAGGCATTTCGTGATGCTATGTACGGAGGGGCTGGTGAGTTTATGGGACAGATTCAAACTGACCCTCAAGCTGCTGCCCAACAGTATTATAACCAACAGCAGGGGATTATGGCTGGTGGGCGTGGTGCAGAGGACATTGCCCTGCGTAACCAGCAACTCCAGTCAGGTCGTATTGGCCTAGGCTTATCAGGCGCATCTCAGGGTGCAGGGGCTGGTACAGGGTATGTTAACCCAGAACAGTATCAGCGTGATCTAGCTAGAGCACAACAAGATCAAGCGCTGGCTGCTTCATCGACACAACTGGCTCAAGCAGATATTGATCGCGCTATCGGTCGTGGTACTGGCTTGTTACAGACTGGCTTGGGTATCGAAGAGTATGGTTTGAAGCCCTTGCAGATTGGTGCTGACATTGGTAACCGTGTTGCCACTGCTGGTGCTAACCAAGGTAATATGCTCTTGGCTGGTGGACAGGCTGCTGCTAACGCTAACCTTGCAGGTGGTTTGGCTGGTGCTGGCATGTTCGGTAACCTCGGCACATCGTTAATGAAACAAAATTTCGGTTAAGGAGACAACATGGCAAGTGAAATTTTAGGGTTGTTCGGTGGTCAAAGCCCACAACAACTACGCAATGCTTTCTTGGACAGCACAATGGTGTCCCCACAACAGATGGCGCAACAAGGGTTGTTACAGCAAGTTGTCTCTATGGGTCAGAATGCTGGTTCAGTGATGGGCGCTGGTGCTGGTCGTTTGTTCGGCGGTAAGGTGGCTGGTGAAGTCGAGGCTTCTTATTTAGAAGATTCGTTGGCTCAGGTAGAGAAGATGGGTTTCAAGAATGATGCTGAGAAGATGGCAGCTTTGGGAGATTTGTTAGCGCAGAAGCCGGGTATGGGTAGACAAGCTATGCTTGCTCGTCAAGAGGCTAATAAGCTAAAGGTGCAGGGCTATCAAATGAAAGGTCTTGAAAACGCAGATAAAGCAAGACAAGCTGTTGCTGATGCGTTGGCTAAAAATCCTAATGCTACATCTCAAGATTTGTACGCAGTAGCGGCTGAGTTTAGTTCAGACCCAGAAGCTATTATTAAAAATATTGCTTCTAGAGAAGAAACAGAAGCGAAAGCAAAAGCTAAGGAGGCTGAAGTAGCTGCTCAAACACAGAAGACAGCAAATCGTATAGCAACTTTGGAAAAAAAGTTCCCAGATATGGATGCCGTACAACGTCAAGCTATTGCGGAAGACGATAAATCATGGCAAGCCGCTATTAACCCACCTCCTAAAGATAAAACTGAAATGGAGCGTTTGTTAGCCAGTTTAAATCTTTCACCTGAAGAAGAAGCTGATTATAGACAAAGAATGCTTGATTTAAAGCTAAACCCAGACCCAGCAGGTCAAAAGGCTTTGGCTAACGAGTTAGCTAGGGCGCGTATAGAGGAAACACAACGTAAGACTCAAGAAGGCCTACAAAAAACAGCAGAGGCTAAAACAGCTAAAATTAACTTACTAGCTGCCGCTGAGACTAATGCTGAAGATGCGTTAAACACTTCTGCTGAAGCCTTGAAGCTTGCTCCTTCAGATTGGATGGATGCCACTGGCCAGTTAATTCTAGGTAAAGTACCGTGGACAGACGAGTTAGCATTAAACAACTTGGTTACTGCTCTAAATAGTGAGAAGGTTTTAAGCACTCTTGCTGAGATGAAAGCTCAAAGTAGAACAGGAGCTTCTGGTTTAGGCGCTGTTAGTGAGAAAGAATTGACCTTATTGATGGCGCGTACTCGTAAGCTTGATCCTCAAGACAAGAACTTTAAAGAGAACCTTAAATATGTCATGAATAAGTGGGAGAAGATTCGTAGGGAAGCGCGTAAGGCACGTCTAGCTGAATTAGGTCAGACGGATGATGCTGATCCGTTAGGAGTTCGCTGATGATTACAGTAGCAGAAATAAGGAAAAAGTATCCTGAGTATGAAGATTTGTCCGATGAGCAATTGGTCAACGGGTTGCACTCTAAATACTACTCAGACATGCCTATCGAAGAGTTCTACGGTAAAGTGGGTTTCTCAAAACAAACTGAAGAACCAAAACCAGAGGTGGCTGCTGACCCTAAAGCAGCTATGGTGCAGAATGTAGAAACAGATAAAACAGATTATGTTGGTGAATTAGGTCAACAAGCAAAATTAACAGCCCGTGCAGCCATTCGTGGCGGCGGTGCTTTGGCTGGAATGTTTGGTGATGCTCTTAATTCAGCTATTAACTTAGTATCTCAAGGCATGGGTTCAGACTACCGTTTACCAATGGCGTCTGATACCATTAACAAACTTGCTGATGCTGTCGCTGTCCCACGTAATGAACAAGAGCGTGTGATAGCTTCTGCGTCGGATGCTGTTGCTAGTGTTATCTCTAGTGGTGGTATTAAGGCTGGTGTTGATTGGTTGATTAGTAAAGGTGTTAACCAAACAATCGCTA